ACCAACATTTCTTGTCGAGCGCCGATAACCATACCAGGCAATCTCCAGTCGGTATAGTTCTTTATTGTGTTACGCAAACTTTCACGGTCATTAAACTCAATAGGCAGTTTACGATTGATCAAGTGTTCTACAGTTTCAAAACACATTTCTTGTTCATATCGCTTCCAACTTTCTGCATAGTATTCGGGTGCCAGCCGATCAACATCGTTTCTCAACTGTTGCTTTAGAACTTGAAGTGATTGGTCAAATTTAGAAATAGAATGTTTGACGTCTGACAATCGTTCATCTAATTCTGCGGTTGTTGAATGATACTGAACATCTCGATTTTTTACAGCATGTAAGATATTATCCAGTTTATCAGTTATGTGTCCGTATGCAGGATCCATGTCGGCGCGTTCCAACCAGTTCAAATATGCAACAACTTGGCTTAGCTTCATTCAAATGAAAATAGTGATGTAAAAGTATTTTCTGTGTTGGTAGCAGATGCAAGATCCCACTCCAACACACCCAGCAAGTTGTCGACCTTTTGATCCACAACAGTTGCTTCCATTAGGCCATCGTCAAACGGCAGTTCAGTAAACCATGCAGGCAATCTTTGTTCATCTGTAGGATAGCCAATTGACGTCCACCCAAGTGCATTTGACTTGAGTTTGCACACAATGGTTTTCATACCATCAACAATCTGCATTGAGTAGTTGTCTGAATTCATTCGTCGCATTTGATTCCAGTTAATTGCGGCTCTAACATGCCCAGGCATGTTTGCTTTGCCAAGGCGTGCTTCTTCTGCAGCATACTTGGTCAAGTTGTTCACACGCTTGGGCGACCCTTTCTCCCAGCCCGGACGTTCCTTGAATTCATATTTGAATTCTCTAATGCGTTCAATGATTTCATCTCGTTGTGTACCTGCCAGTACTTTATTTAGAATTTCCAATAAGAAGTCTTGAATTACTTTGGGTGTGTCACTGCGTTTCAAATCCAGGCCCATGGCCTTGGTCTTGCCAATCTTGCCATCTACATCCAATCGCTTGCCTTCCAGGTCAATGATGTTCACAGCATACCGCTTCTTGGTAATGAACAAACTGCGGTCAGCAACCAGTTCACGACCTGCTTTGATCAGCGCACCCATGTCTCTTGGACAATGGAATGCCTGTTCCATAAATGCTGGAAAACTCTCATTAACCTGGTCGGCAATTGAGTCATACAGTTGGATGCAAGTTTCTTTTGACCATTCCATACGCCCTTCTGCAACTTCTTTTTCCAGTATGGGCCATGCAGAAAAATAGCATGAGTCTGTATCACCGTAGATAATGGCCTTGCCGGTGTGATCATATTCGCCTGTGATGCACTCGTTGATGTGAGCATCCATGTGTTTGGCAATTGATCTGCCTGCCAGTGTGGTTGACTGCCCAATGCGCTTGTCAAAGAATCTACAGCCGGGATTCAAGATAGCACCATACAAACTGTTCAAGTTAATCTTCTTAACCAACTGACGCTTGTCCCAGAACGCAATCTCTTTAGGATCCTTGGTCTGTTTCTTTTTAGCCTGTAGTTCTTGTCGTTCACGATACCAACGTTCCAACAAGCCAGGAATGATACCTTTCTTCTCGTAAGTGAGAATGGTACCATTGGCAGTAAGGATCCAAGGTTGATTTGAATCAAAGATCATGTGCCAGATTTCCATGGCTGAGTGTACTGACTCTTCACCACCTTCCCAGTCGATGGTAATTTCTGTACCACGTTGCTGTTCCATTACAGCAGTATATTCTAAGCTGGCAAACAAACCTTCCCATGCAGCCGCAAAACTTTGTCCCTTGGCCATGTTGGATTTGATCAGCTGATCAGTCATGGTCTGCCGCAATTGACCTACCACAGTTTCTGGACCCATGTTCATAGCACGAATAGCAGATGGGTATAGTGAGTTAATGTCTACTGATCCAATCCACATGTGCAAGCCCTTTTTAGGATATGCCACATAAGCACCTGCGGCCTGTGTGTCGTCATCTGTAAGGCGTTGCTTGCGATTGGGCACAACCATTCCACGTTCATGTGCTTCGTTGATAATGGCCTGCTCAGTCACTGCCACAGCACCCATTGTGGTCTGGAGCAACACAGTATTGGCATGTGCCAGTTCGTTGGCCAAATCCAAGAAACGCAGTTTCTTGTCTAGTTTGGCAATAATCATGGTGTCTTGGCGGTTGTACTCAATGAACTTTTTAAAGTGTTGATTGTACAACTGATCCAGTGTGCCTTCAAACTGTGTTTTGCGTTCGCCCAGTTCATATTCACCAATGGCATCCAAACTGTAGCTGTGGCGTTCTTCGTATGTGTATTTGCGATACAACTGCATGTAGTCCATATGCACACGACCAACCAAGTCGTAGGTTTGATTCTCTGCGCCAAAGCGTTCAAACATTCTTTGCTTGGGAAACTGTCCCCACAAACAAAAACGTCGTGTGTCATCCTTGCTGAGTATTCTTGTAGTACGATTCACTGTGTAAGGAATGTCATAGCCTTCTGAGTTCCAACCAGTAAGCACGTCTGCACCTTCAATCACATCCAAGAACATCTTGATCATGTCTTCTTCATGTTCAAACAAGATGGTGTTTTCAAACTCAGCCACCAGCTCTTGTGCTGTGTCCCAACTCAAGTGTTTGGGCGGCACAGTCAGTGTGATCATTTGATCCAGCCAATCCAAATATACAGATATCGCAGTAATGGGATTGAACGGATCTGTCACAGGAGAGAATCCACGCTCTTGGTCAAACGCAACTTCAATGTCGAAAAATGCTGTGTGCAATTCCGGAGCATCTTGATCTTTGTAGTTTTCTTCTAGGCATCTAAAGATGGGATTGATATCTGATTCATACAACTGCTTGCCTGATTGGCTGCGAACTTCCTTGCGAAATTCTTTGTTGTTGCGTGATGAAAATCTATTCACAGGCGTGCCATAGATGCTTTGAAACTTGCCTCTAGGGTCGTCGTAATAGAAGATGTAGTTGGCAGGATATTCTTTGTAGACTCGTTCGCCGTCACGGCGTTCTACTACATGTATACGATCGTGCTCACGATCAAAAAGTGCGTCGATATAACTCATTGTTCTCCGTTTGTGGCCGGTAAGCCGTGATTCATGCTCGTAACGAGAGCGACTCGTAGATATTTATATTAGACATTGTGTTGGTATTATAACCCCGCAAACCAAGTTCCAGGTAAACTTTTGACAGAATCAATTGCTAATTTGGCTTGATTGAATTCTAGATGAGCCGGGTTAAACACGTCGTGACGTTGGAATTCACTGGGCAACCATGTTCCCCAGTTGGTTAATCTTGAATACTCAACTACATCTACATCAAATGTTTGGCACAACTCATAAAAATCTTTTATCTCTTTGTAGTTTTGCTGTTGTACTATCATTCTAGTGTGTAGCTTGAATCCCAATGAATGTTTTTTATTCTGCAAAAATTTCATAGCATCCAGTATGTTGTTCCAGTGTCCACCTCGTCTGAGTTGTTCATATGTTGGCCCGTGTGCGGCGTCAATTGATACAGTAATTTTTTCCACAAACTCGTCAAGGTCTGATATTTTGTGCCAGCGTTCTGGGCATAGTAACCCGTTAGTACCAATGTGTAATTTAAAGTTGGGAAATTTAGTTTTTTCAATCCCGTTTACAAATGACATCAGCAGTTCACTAGCAAATAATTCTCCAGTGCCACTGGTTTCTAACACAATTCTTTGATCACTGGCTTGTGAAAACAAATTGGCAGAAATTAGTTTACCTATTTGTGCCTGTTGTTCTTTCTTTTCGTCCGACGTCTTAATAATGCCAAGTCGGCAGCTGGGACAACTTAGATTACAAGTGCGATCCCCTTGAAAGCTGATGTGGTGTGGCATTTCAAATTGCGTGGCATCACTTAATAATTTCTTTACGTTTGGCGGCACGGTTGACAGATCATTCAATCCGTTACTGGCCATCACTCCGCATAAGTTTTCATTGCAGTATTGAAACGTTCCGTCAATCATGCTTTGTCTAATTTCTCGTGCAGTGTCAGACGAAAGCATTGACACCAATGTGTTTTCTTTGAGATTTCCTATCACAGTAGGCAACCAGCCAGCACACCCACACATGCGAACATTGCCATCTAAATCAACTTCAATCATCACAAATGGCGACAGGCATATTTTGCCTTGAAAAGGTTTGATAGGAAATGTTATCAACCCCGATTGATATCGTTTGTTATACAATGTATACCTGCGTCCCAAAAATAACGATGCCTAAACGGCGACACATGAACTTCGATACCGTGTCTAGCACAGGCTTTTTCAACTTGATCATTGTGGCTGGATACCACAATGTTCTTTTGATCTATCACAAGTATGTTGACATCAAACACAGTTTCACTGGCATTGCCTACCCAAGACTCAAAGTAATGTTCAACCATGTGTACAAGATTAAGGTCTGATTCAAAGCCCGGGATGTTCCAGCGTCCGCGATTGTGTTTCATACTGGCCCGAAATTCCGCAGTGTCTGCATAATCACTTGGTGGCAAGTAAACCACTTCCCATCCAGGAAAAGTATCTGCGTAGGTTGGCACGTCTCGTAGGCTAATGATTAGTCCAGGTGTAACTGGGCAATAGGTAGCATCTCCGTGCCCGCCAGCATTCACAATGCGATTGCGTGTGCGCGGGAACAGTTGATTGACTTTGGCCAACAGTTGTGTTTGATCTTCATCATAACTTTGAGTGGCAAAATACAAGTCTTGACCAATGCGACTCACAAAGCATCCTGACACTACATCAAGATCAGTATGGCGCACTGTGTTGCCTTGCGATAACACATGCTCAGTGATGTTTTGATAACAATTCAATTTGGCACGATGTTGTGCAAGATCTCTACGTTGAAATTCTGACCAAGTCAGTTCAGTTTGATTGGCGTATGCTCTTTGAGCATGACTACTGTTTGGCTGTTGCGGAACCCACAGTTCATCATGAATCATGATGAAATAATCCCGCGGTGTCACTGGTGGTGGCACCCAACGATCATGAATTTTCAAAGCACTGAGATCCTCAGGCAGTTGAGGCCGCAACACACGGATTCCGAACCGGCTTTGCAATAGTGCAATAAGGGCTTGATAATCTTGTTCAGTTTCTTCTGCCAACGTTTGGAAACGTTGGCGTGTGTTACGATCTTGGATCCAATAGTAATAATCCGGCGGGTACGTCATACCGACCACGCATACCTGTAATGGATCCCAGTGTTGAAAAACTTGATAGGTCAAAGAGTTTTACCAACTGTTTCTAAAATAGTTTCCAGGGTTTCATGATCCTGTTTGGCTTTGCCAAATTCAGCTTTGTGTGCCAGCTTAATTGCTTTTTTAAGCACAGCAGGCTTGATTTCCAGTTCTTCGGCCACAGCCTTAATGGTGTCAGTAAGTCCGCCGTTGAGAGTTTCAATTTCGTGCATGACTTGCATGCCTTCGTTGATGATCTGAGTGAGTTTGAGTTTTTGCTCGCCGTTAAATGTTTTGCCGCTCATAGAGCCTCCTAAAACAATAGTATATAGATTTATTTAAAGAAAGTCAATGTATGGTTGCTCGTTTTGGATCATTGGGTAGCGAATCCAATGACCCGGGCAGCAGCCGCCCACTCGGTCCTAAGGCCAGAGTTCTTATGTGCGGCGGATTTGTTTGATTAAGTGGCGACTTGGATCAAAGTTTTTGCTCCAAGTCAATGATTCATGTACTGTTGGATTAGCAGCGTTTCGAGCTTTGGCAGCGTTGCGCTGTTTCCTTAATTTTTCTTCACGTGCTGATGTATCAGCCATGGCCTTAACATGTTCTGGATTACTTGGATCATATAGGACAGGTGGATTTAGTTTACTAGGAACAGTCGAAGGTGATGGACCTGTGTATCCAGGAACCTTGCCGGCTGCCCCTGAACCAGAAGCTTTTTTCTTGGCTGGCTGCGTTTTAGCAGTTGTGGTCGCAGCAGCAGGCTCTGGTGCTGTAACTCCCAGTTGATTTACAAAACTCAACAATGCTTTAGCATCTTCTACTGACAGATTGGCCAATTCAACTTGTATATCGTCCCAGCTCAATTCGCCTTGTCCTACATACTTGGTACCAGCTTGTTTGCCTTTAGCGTATGCTTGTGACATTCCAGTGAATGCACCTCTTGTGGCACCGGCAGCAGTTGCTGCCACACGTGGTGTTGCAGCAATTGCGGAACCTGTGGCTGCTAGGCCTCGTTTGGTTAAGTCGTAGGCCTTTTTTGCACCA